AAGTCCACTGAATCTATCGTGGTTTTTCCGTTTACGGTGGATATGATAAAAGGCTCGCCCGTTGGGGCGCTGTCTAAAGCGACGCTGTACCCCAGCCAGACGTAGGTGCTGCCGTTGGCGGTGACGGTGGATTTTGCTGTAGTGCGGTATTCGACACCGTTCCAGGTCACCGTGTACTCGTGTCCGGGCTCAAGGGATATAACATATTCCTCATTTGGCACAGACAATGTGTTTTCCGGGAAAAATCCACCGCCGGGGATAAAATAGGGGTAGCCTTCCGGAAGTACGCTCTGCTTTATCAGGCCGTATTCATTGAGGAGGTCAGCGCCGCCACCTGTACCGCCTGACCCGGAGAGAGTTGTGCCGGTGTATACGGCGGAGGCGGTGTTTATGCTCGGTGTGAGGCTGACGATTTTATAAATTCTGCCGTTTATCATTAGAAGCAGGTCGCCCACCTGCAGCTCCCGGTCGCCGTTCTCTATCGTGCTGTATGACACGCCAACCTGAGCCGGAGGCTCGATAGTGCTGTTTAATGAGCACCTGAAGATCGAAAGACCGGCGTTACCCTGCGGCCCCTGAGGGCCGGCGGGGCCTGTCTCGCCCTGAGGGCCTGCGGGGCCTGTCTCGCCCTGAGGGCCGGCGGGGCCTGTCTCACCCTGGGGGCCAGTGGGGCCTATCTCACCCAGGGGGCCTTGGGGTCCGGCGGGCCCCTTGACGTTCACTGGTGCAGGGTTGTCCAGTCCTTTATCGTTGGTCCAGGACAGGGTGCCGTCATCGGACACGGACGGCGTGAATGTTGCGCCGTTTTCCCCGGGTTCGGGCTTTTCGAGCATATCCAGCCGATTTTCAAGGGCGGCGGTTTTTTCTGCAACTGCGGCAGATGTAACAGGCAGATCGTTCTCCGTCTCTATGGCGTCTGCTGTGTTCACTGACAGCACTCCATCCACAAAGCTTAATGACTCGTCGGTTTCGATTTTCGTGGTGATGCTGACGTTTCCGGCGCTGCTGCCGCTTTCTGTGAGGGCCTTTTTCCCGCCGTACTGCATCGCTACGGTTTTTCTCATAAAGATACCTCGCTGTCGATGATCTGGCCGCTGACGCTGGTGATTTCAGCCTCCAGGAACTGAATCCCGCTCAACTCATGCCGCATGACGAAAGAATAAGCCAGAGTGCCGTCGGCGGCCTGCACCCGCAGATAGTCTCCGTCCTCCAGATATGGCCTGCCCTGCATGTTGAGCTCGATAGGTGTGAACGCGATGGGCAGCAGGTGCGGCACAAAGCGCTGTCGGATAAGGCTCTGGATGCTGTCCAGTGTCGCATCGGCCAGAGAGTTAATGACCGAATTGTCGGTCAGGTCGTAGACCGACGCGCCGGTGCCGAAGGTGAAAACATTTGTCTGGGATTCGTCGTTTTCCGTGTAGTTGAAGATCACGGAGCCGATGGGAGCCACGTCGAATTCGTCCCACCAGAAGCTGGAATAGTGCTGTGGCTGGATGAGCACCGGGCTTGCCGTGGAAAGCCGAATAGCCTGCAGCTTTCCCTGCCGGTTGATTTTCCCGAACATGGCATTGAGTTCCAGATAGCCGTCCAGCATTGCTTCCCGGTCGAATGCGTCCACGTAAGAAAAACGGCTCACTCCGATGGGCGTGGTGCTGTCCCATGTTCTTGTGATGAATGGCTTTGCCGTGCCCTTGTTGGTTATGACCACGTTCACGCCAGACGGCTCTGCAACTGCGTAGTTCTTAATATAATTCACTGTTACCGGCGGGAATACTGCATCAAACCGTGCATCCTCCTTGCCGGAGCTGTGATTGTAAAGCTGTACACTGGTAATTGTGGAGGGAGAAAAAACGACGATAGGATCAACCCTGACAACGTTTGCCGGCTGTCCACTGCCGGTAAAAGAGTATCTGCGCGAGTCGGTGCTCTGGCTGTATCCTACGACCGGGATCAACTTGTCGTTGACGATGGGCTGACTCCACATAGGGCCGGCCATTGGGTAGCTGCTGCCGACGCCCGCCTCCCATACCATTGTTTTGCCTTGCACATAAATGACCGGCGCGAAAAATTCAGGATACCTGTCGCGCAAAGCTTCTTCGTTGCTGGAATATAGAGTATTTCCGCCGGCGTGGCAGGTCAGGTCATACCCTGCATCATTTAAGGCGTTGACGATGCTCATGCCCGCGGCTTCGTATGCGGCTTTGTCGTACTCAAGGTTGACCTTGATGAAGTCGCAGTTTGTCAATCCCGCTCCGTCAATGTAGTAGATGTTTGGGTTTATGCCCGTGCTGGCAGCGGTGGCATAGCTGAAGGAAAATCGAGTTCTGCTGCGGTTGAATAGAGCGCCGCTGTGGAATGTATACCCCACATAAGTCGGCGGCGCACCGGCCAAGGTCATGTCGTCCGACTCTAAATTATCCTCCGTGACCTGACTGTACAAGGCCAGCGGGTCGATAATAAGCTTATCGAAAATCGTGGCCGTCGGAAAGCCTGGAAAGCTTTTCGAGAGGGTGGAGTAGCTCAGGCTGTAGGCCGTGACCTTCCGATGCGCCATCATCTCCTGATTTCTCGGGCAGCTCTCCACCCGAAACACGCCGTAAGGAATGCGGTAGACTGGGTTTGTCCCGGTGATGACCTTTCCGTCTCCCGGATACATCAGCACATAGTTGAGGTCTTCTGTGCTAAGGCCACTTATATCGATCTCGCAGAAGCACTCAATCATCATGCCGTACATGTTGGCCACGCCCACCGTCTCGAACTCTATGACGCTGGCTTCGGTCAGGCCGAACTTGAGCACGTCCCGGCTGCAGATGGATTCTGTGAATCTGACGGATTCCTGAACAACGTCGGAGTTTGTCAGATCGTCCATCTCGCCATTAGGAAAGCTGACGCGGAAGTTTTTCCACACGCTGTCGGAGTTGTAAAGCGTCCATATAGGAGCAGGGATATTCAGCATGTCAAGCCTCCATAATTTCCACAGTGAGCGTCTGCCACTGCTTGTCGTTGACTGTGTCCCACTTTCCCGCTCCGCTTATAGTAAGAAAGGCATTAATGGTGACTGTTGCGTGCATGTTATTGACAAACACGCCGATGTTATATGTGCCGTCAGACTGTTTATTGTTTTTGAGAATGTACAAGAAGTCAGTAAGGCTTTCCTCGTTGGAAAAGCCCAGCGTGACGCTGCCTTCAATTCTCTTGCGGATAAGGACGCGCCGTTCTTTCCAGTTTCCATCGGTCCAGCTCTGGTAAACCTCGGTCTGGTTGACGTCATGGTTCTGTATGTCTTCATAAGTAGTCAGATCCAGAGCTTTTATTGAGAAAAAAGTTCTTGCCATATCATGTCCTCGCAAGCGCGTTGTAGTTTGTGGCCTTGGCTCTCACGCCGTTCTCTTCCCGAACAACCTTGAAGATTTTCCGGGTGTCGCCCTGAATGGCGACATTGGCCACCACCGGCCTGTTGCTTATGGCGTCCACCAGCTTGTTGAGATTCCAGCTCGGCTCACGGCTCACGGTCATGCCGGGTCGCTTTGCTCGCTGGAACTCTGCCGTAGCCGTGTCGGTCATGCGGCTGATGGCCTTATTCACTGGGCTCAGGTTGCCCTCGATACCCACGGCCATACCTGCAGGCAGCCAGCGGCCCACTTCATTTGCGAAAACCTTTGACGGGCTTGCAATGCCCAGCAAGCTTTTTGCCCACGAGATTGCGCCGCCAACGACTTCTCCAATGGCGGTAAGAAGCTGGCCGGCTGCTTCAAGAATGCCGCCGGCGATACCGCCGATTATTTGCCCGCCGATGCCACTCCATTCGTGATTAAGGAAAGCCTCAGCGGCCTGTGCAGTGATGTCGGGGATTGCCGCGACCAGCTCCACTGCGCCTTGGATAAGGCCGTTCATGATTTGGATGGCCATTTCGGTGCCGCCTACAAGTAGGCTTGGCGCGGCTGCGATCAATGTATCGCCAATGCCCGACATCAACGTCGGGATCTGAGCAGCAATTTCTGTGCCCATTGAAAGGAAATTTGTCACAAAATTCCCCACCGTGGTGCTCAGGTTCTGTACCGCCGTGCCCAGCCCCTCGCCGGTGGTCATGGCCGCCATAACGTTGGTCCAGCTGGCCTTCATAGCGTTCAGTGAACCGGAGAAGGTGGTTTTGGCTTCCTCCGCTGCCACGCCGGTTAGGCCCAAATTTCTCTGGATCTCATGGATCGCGCTGTACACATCGCCAAGATTGGAGATGTCGTACTTCACGCCGGTCAGCTTTGTCGCGTCGGCCAGCAGCCGCTGCATTTCTGCCTGTGTGCCGCCATAGCCAAGCTTCAGGTTATCGAGCATGGTGTAATTTTGCTTTGCAAAGCCCTGATAAGCCTGCTGGATACTTTCAACCGACGTGCCCATCTTCGCGGCATTATCGGTCATGTCCATGATGGCG